ATGCTAACGAACGAGATTACCCGAAAGATCGCATTAGATTCTCTCAAGCTAGAAGTGCTCCAGCGGGCGATGGAACAAGACGCACATCGCCGCGCACAGAAGAGGGCAACCGAGCGAGCCCAGAAGCTCGTCGAGAAGGGACGCGAGGGTGACGGCAACGCCGCCGACGCGATGATCAACTGGTCAATCACCGACGTGATCCAGAAGGTCAGGGATTGGATCCAACACACCGAAGGGGAGGCCAAGAAGGGACGCCCGTCTCACGAACAGCGCCTCCTGCCCATCTACAGCGCCCTAGCAGAAGACCTGGGCGAGTTCGTATCAGGCGGCCTTGGCTCCTGCTTCAACGGCATTACGCGAGGGGTCAGCCTGACTAAAACCGCGTTCGACATTGGCCGTCGCGCCGAGCACATCCTGATGATGCGCGAGGTGCGGAACCACGACAAAAAGCTGTTCGCCCGCATGGTGAACCGCATGAAAGAAAAGGGCGAGGAATCCAAGCGAGCCGACACCCTGTCGTTCACAATGCGAGTGAACGAAATCGAATGGGACAACTGGCCCGAGCACATTAAGCTGGCCCTTGGGATGCACTTCATCCACCTCGTCATGGACGTGACCGGATACTTCGAGATCCAGAACGTCATGGAGAACAAGAAGACCGTACAGACGCTTGCATTGACCCCAGAGGCCGCCCGCAAGCTCAACAGTGGTCAGCTCCAACTAATTCAAAACGCCACGCTCTATGAGCCGATGATCGTCCCTCCTGTCCACTGGCAGCCTGGGGTCGTCACTGGAGCGGGCTATCTCACCAACGTCCAGCGTCCGCTGGCGCTCGTTAAGACCAACTCTCGCAAGTACCTGCGCGACCTAGCGCACCTGAAGGACGAGCGCCTATCAACATTCTACCGTGGCCTTGAAGGGGCACAGGGGACCGGCTGGCGTATCCGCAAGTCAATCCTTGCGCTGATCAACGAAATGCGGCTGTTCGGTAACGACTTGGGCGTGCTCCCTCCGCTGAAGCTGGCTGAAGGCACCGAGGCTCCATTCTGCGCGGCCCGAGCGGTGAAGGCCCTAGAGGCATGGGACCCTAGCATGGGGAACCGTAGGGACTGGATAGCGACGCTCAACGAAGCGGTACAGACAGACGTCAACGTGTTCCTCGAATGGAAAGCCTCCGAAGCCCGCCGCCACAAAGCCAACGTTGAGCTGCAAGGCCGCTGGGTAGGTCTGGCCCGCAATCTCGCCACTGCCGAACGCCTGAAGCACTACGACTCGATCTACCTGCCTTATCAGGTGGACTTCCGGTGCCGTGTCTACGCCGTCACACAGGGCGGCCTGAGCCCACAAGGCGAGGACTACATCAAGGCCCTGCTGGAGCTGGACACTGCGCTGCCGTTGGGTGAGCGTGGGTGGTGGTGGCTGCGCTGGCACACAGCGAACGTGTGGGGCGAGGACAAGGCTTGCCACGACGACCGTGTGAAGTGGGCGGACGAGCACATGGACATGATCCGGTCATGCGCTGAGGATCCGTTTCAGGATCGCCGCTGGACCGACGCCGACAAGCCGTTCCAATTCCTGGCCTGCTGCTTTGAGCTGAACGAAGCCCTGAAGGGGAACCCGTTCGAGTTCGAGAGTCGCATCCCGATTGCCTTGGATGGGTCCTGCTCTGGCCTACAGCACCTTGGGATGGCTACCCGCTGCACCAGCACAGGCCATGCCGTAAACCTCATTGCCGGTGAGAAGCCGAGCGACATCTACCAAATCGTGGCCGACAAGGTTGCGAGGGATCTCCGTGCGCTCGTTTCAGGTGGTCTCACTTGTAAGAAGGAAGAGTGGTTAGAACACGCCCAGAAATGGCTCGACTGGGAGCCTGCGTGGAAGAACGGCAAGCTGTCCCGCAACGTGACCAAGCGTTCCGTTATGACCTTCCCCTACGGCTCCGCTGAGTACGGCTTTGGCGAGCAGGTCATGGAGGACACCCTGAAGCCTGCGTATGACGCCGCTGGGGTGCGGGCAGGGGAAATGGGTGTACCGCTCTCCGAGATCTTCCCGTGGCCGGACTTCAAGAGCCTGAACCATGCGGCTCGCCTGATGGCGTGGCTGATCTGGCGGGCAGTTAACGAGACCGTGAAGATCCCCGCACAGATCATGCACTGGCTTCAGCAGATGGCCCGTCTTGTGGTCAAGTCCAACGCGCCGGTCAAGTGGACAACCCCGCTGGGCTTCCCCGTGGTGCAGTCCTACTACAAACAGGATGGCCGCACCATTGACTCCGTGCTGTACGGCAAGAAGCGGGTGCAGGTTCGCTACCGTGTGGAGACCCGCGAGCTGGACGCGCACCGGCAGGTGAACGGGATCGCCCCGAACGTGGTTCACAGCCTCGACTCCACGCACCTCCTGATGACCGTCGCTGCGGCTATGGACGAGGGGATCAACCACTTCGCCCTGATCCACGACTCCTTCGGGACACATGCGGCCAACACCGACAAGCTGTTCCGGATCGTCCGTGAGCAGATGATCAAGCTCTACTCCGGCGACTACTTCAAGGAGCTGAAGCAAGAGCTGACGGCACTCGTCCCGATGGAGTACCGCGACCAAATCCCAGACCTCCCTGTCTACGGTGACATGGACATTGAGTGTCTGCTGGACTCTCCCTATGCCTTCTCTTAATCCCTCCGCATAGGGGGTCTATCGGAAGGACTAAAAGACAATCTTCTAGTCCTTCTTTAAGAAAACCCTAGAGACGATCTCTCTACTTAAAGGCAATACCTCAAGAGTTAATCCCTGAGTAATCCCTAAGACCTTCTCCCAGACCTGCCTCCCGTGGGTTTGGGTTTCTTTTGCCTCAAGAGTCCCACAAGTGGCTCGAATGACAATTGGAGAATGACTTAATGACTACTTCCGCTATCAAAATCGCTTCCATCATCCGTTCCGCTGGCACCCAGTTCCGCGCCAACATGGACGAAGACAACGTGATCGCAATGGTCGATCTGATTGAGCGTGGGGTCCCCTTTAAGACAAAGATCCGCTTGGCCGAGTTTGAAGGCCGCCTCTACCTGACCGACGGTTTCCACCGCCTCGAAGCCTACGGTCGCCTGCTACACACCGAGATCCCTGCCAACCAGTGCGTGATTGTCCCAGCGTCCTCCATCGAAGAAGTGCGCGTCATGGCGATGGGGGCGAACGTGGCCCACGGTAAAGGCACCACCGAGGCCGACTACTACATCATCATCAAGAAAATGATGGAGCTGGGCGATGGGAAGTACATGAAGAACGCCTTCGAGGCGGACATTAAGAAAATCGCCGAGGCTTTGGGTGCCGCCCAACCGCGTGTAAGCGACGGCTACAACAATTACTTCGGCACCGAAGGGAACAAACATCCATCCCTCTCCCAGCAGTGCAAAGAACGTCGTGACGCTGCGATTCTGGAGAAGCATAAGGAAGGCATGAGCGCACGGAAGATTGCTGAGTTGTTCAAGATGGACAACGCAACGGTGTCCCGCGCACTGAAGGAGCTGTTGCAAAATCGGGATTCCCGAAAATGCAACACCCCCGAGGTCTCCATCGCCGCCGTCCCGATGGCATCCACTGAAGACCGCTCCGAGACCCGCGAGGACGCCCGCTCCTTTATTGACGAACAGCTCGACGCTCTGCTCGACCCTGGCTACATCGACATGGGCGACGCTCCTTTCTCCCTGACAGATGATGAAGCAGACGCTCCTGCCGCCCGCTTCGACGTCCTGGCCGCTACCGGCTACGGCGAAGACCTCTGCCAGTACACCAAGCCGTCCCAACCCGCCAATGAGTACGAGAAGGTTGAAGCCGCCAAGGCCAACCCTGTGAAGCTCCAAGAGCGGTGGATGGATCTGTGTGACAAGCGCAAGGCCCAAGAAGCCAAACGTGCAGCAATCCTGAAGATGCTTGCAGAGCTGGAGTCTGAGATGGCTGTCACTGACCAAGAGAAAGTTGAGGTGCAGCGCATCGCAACTCAAGGCGGCATTGCTTTGCCTGAATAAAACCACAAGTGAGAGGGGGTCAGTTCCAAGGCCCCCTTGTTTCCAAGTCGAACCCGAGAGGAACACTATGACCAATAAAGAGTCCCTTCCTACCGTGGAAGAGTTGAAAGCCCGTGAGAAGCGCATCCGTGAAGCGATGGGGGTGTACGGTGACTAAGAAGACCAAATACATCCCGAAGTCCCTGCTGGTGCAGTCCAAGATCCGCGCAATGCTGACCCTGCATCCCCACGGCCTGACCCGCAACGAACTCCAAGTCGAGATCCTGACCCGCGACTTATCCCTGAACGCTGACAAGGTTATGTCCTACCGGAAGTTCGCTGAGTTCGTCGTCAACCAGTCAACACCTATCAACATGATCTGCCCTGCGGTCCACGAAATGATCCGCAAAGGGGTGATCAAGGTGGCAGGCACCCGCCCGTCCACCATTACCGGCGCTGAGAACGAAGTGCTGGTACTCACCAAGAAGTAATCCCTGTCCCAAGCGAAAGCACAACACACCCGCCAAGCCTCTCCGGTTCGCCGTGACGCTCAAATTGGCGGGTTTTCTTTTTTCTACTGATCCAAGAGGAACCTATGACCCCGACTTTCACCAAGAAACATGGCTACAGCACCTTCACCACTCCGCGAGTGACCGCCCAGTACCCGTACTTGCTGGACCCTGACACCAAGTTCAACGCCGAAGGCGACCTGAAGTGCAACTTCACCGTCGAGGACAACGACTACTGGCGCGGTGTGATCGAGCAGTGCGAGTCCGACCTGAAGGAATACGCCGCTCAAGTCCACAAGGACACCGGCAAGAAGCCGCGCTTGTCCGCCGACCTGCCGTGGGTAGAGAACGACGACGGCACCATCACCTTCAAGACCAAGCGGAAAGCCCAGATCACCCGCAAGAAGGACAAGAAGGTAATCGAGATCACCGTTCCCCAGTTCGACGCCAAGGGCAAGCCAATCAAGCCGATGGTCAAGATCGGTGGTGGCTCCGAAATCCGCCTGAGCCTGGAGATCTACACCTGGCTGGCCTCCAACAAAGCCGGTGTGTCTCTGCGCCCGCTGGCCGTCAAGGTGCTGGAGCTGCGCGAGGGTGGTTCTACCCGTTCCGCTGACGACTACGGCTTCGGTGACGAAGAGGAAGGCTTCGACGGCGCGGACGAAATGGACCAGTCCCAGCGTTTCGATGACAACGACATGATGGAAGAGGAAGAAGACCCGATTGACTTCTAAAGCGTGGACATTCCTACCTGGGGTCGTCTCCGCCAACAAAATGTATTACCGCAATAAGACTCTGACCGCCGAGTACCGCACTTGGCGGCAGAAAGCCCAGCGGGTCCTCCCTGACATGGAGATACCTGATGGCCCGCTGGAGTTGCAGGTGTACGCCTACTTCGCCAACAAGGCGCGAGACCTGGACAACATCCTCAAGCCCCTGCAAGACACCCTCCAAGAGCGTTACGGATTCAACGACAACCGCATCTACAAGATCGTGGCGGTCAAGATGCTGTGCGCCAAGGAGCTGAAAGACCGAGGGGAGGGCATCTACCTTCGCCTCCTGCCGTACAAGGGAAACCTGATGCAACCTAATTTCAAGAAGCGACCGAAAACTGAGGCGGTCCTTCCCGTTTACACCAACACAGGAGACAAAGACCTGTCCGTCTGGGACGTGGAAATGATCGACCGCCGCAACGGCTGCCTGACCCACGCCTCCCATTACGTGATCACCCGCGACGGTGTGGTCCACGCCGCCCGAACCCCTGACGACTGCATCGGTAACGAGTGCGCTGACCTCGACCACAAGGTCGTCTGGATCAAGGTCGTCGGCAACCCAATGGGGCTCACCGAAGCCCAAGAGAAGGCCCTTGAGTCACTGACCAATGGACTAGAGGCCAAGTACGGGATCGAGGGCTGAGTATGTCCGACGAGTCCCATTGCATCCAACACGAACCCTGCCCCGAGTGTGGCAGCAAAGACAACCTAGCTCGTTACAGCGACGGCCACGGCTATTGCTTCGGCTGCGGCTACTACGAGCGAGGGGACGGCACCAGCGGCAACGCTGAATCCCGCGAGTCCCCGACCTTCGATCCGGTGCGTGGAGAGTACCGCGCTTTGACCAAGCGTGGGATCAGCATGGAGACCTGTCGGAAGTACGGCTACCAAGTCGTCATGTGGTCAGGTCGGCCAGCCCACGCCTGCGACGTTCGGGACCGTGAGGGCAAGCTGATTGCCCAGAAGATCCGCACACCGGACAAGGACTTCTGCGTCAACGGGAAACTGAGCGACACCCTGATCGGGTCGCACCTGTTCTCCGGCGGTAAGAAGATCATCATCACCGAAGGCGAGATCGACATGCTGACCATGAGTCAGATTCAGGGCAACAAGTGGCCCGTCGTTTCCCTTCCTCTGGGCGCTAAGAGTGCCAAGAAGACCATCGCTGCGAACCTGGACTACCTATCAAACTTCGAGGAAGTAGTCCTGTGTTTTGACATGGACGACCCAGGCCAAGAGGCCGTGCAGATCGCCGCCGAGCTGCTGGTTGACCACAACGTCAAGATCATGCGTCTCCCCCTGAAGGACCCCAACGAAATGCTGCTCGCTAAACGAGTGGACGAGCTGGTGTCTGCCATGTGGAACGCTGAAGAGTTCCGGCCAGATGGTCTTGTGGACATCGAGGCGCTGTTCGACGAAGCCTGCGAAGAGATCGAAATGGGGATCCCGTGGTTCCTCCCATCCCTGACCAAAGCGACCTATGGACGCCGCCCAGGCGAACTCTATGGGCTTGGCGCTGGTACGGGCATGGGTAAGACCGACTGGTTCACCCAGCAGATTGCTTTTGACGTGTACGAGCTGAAACAGAAGACCGCTGTGTTCTATCTGGAGCAGGCCCCTAAAGAAACCTTACGCCGGATTGTCGGTAAGCAGGTGGGGGAGGCGCTACACGTCCCCGCCGAGCACCGGACACGGGATTACCTTCTGAAAACGATGGGTCCCTACCGGCACTCAACCAAGGAGTATCTGCAACTCTATGACAACTTCGGCGTCGCCAACTGGGACCGCCTGAAGTCGAAGATCATCTTCCTGGCCTCCAAAGGGTACAAGGGGATCTACATTGACCACCTTACTGCGCTCGCTACTGGTGGCGACAAAGACGAAAAGGCCGAACTCGAACACATCATGGCCGACATGGCTGCTGTGGGTAAGCGTTACGGTCTCATTATTCACTTCATTTCACACCTCACAACTCCTGAAGGAAAGCCTCACGAAGAGGGCGGACGGGTCACTATCCGTCAGTTCAAGGGATCCCGAGCCATCGGCTTTTGGTCCTACTACCTCTTCGGCATGGAGCGCGATCAGCAGTCTGATGACGAGCGAGTCCGCACCACCACCTTCTTCAGGATCCTCAAGGACCGATTCACAGGACAGTCAACCGGACTCGTTATCCAGCTCGGATACGACGCCACGACTGGCCGACTCTACGAGCGAGAAGACGCCCTTGAAGATTGTGGGGATCCATTCGATGAGGAACCCGACTTCTAACATGATTGACTCCAAGCAACTCCGTGAGCACGTAATCCAGCCAGTCCTGAAGGACATGGGGATGCACTCCCAAGCTGCTGAGAACCTGCTCGTAATGATCGCCGCCCACGAATCCAAGATGGGCACCTACATCAAGCAAATCAAAGGCCCAGCCCTGGGCATCTACCAGATGGAGCCGGTGACGGCCATCGACATCATGGACAACTTCATCAAGAAGCGTCCGGACCTGCACGAACGTGTCCAGGGCTACATGACCGGCATGGGCGGTGGCCGCAAGCACGACCTTGTGGGGAACCTGATGTTCCAGACCGCTCTGGCCCGTGTGTTCTTCCTGCGCTTCAAAGAGCCGCTACCGGCAGCCGACGACCTGAAGGGGCTGGCCGCCTACGCCAAGAAGTATTGGAACACCTACCTGGGCAAGGCCACTGCCGAGGACTACCTGAAAGCCTACAAGCCGCACCATTAAGGGAGGGCTATGAGCCGTCTAGCGTTCGACATTGAGACGAACGGCCTGCTGGACGAAACCACCAAGATCCACTGCATTGTTGCGATTGACATAGACACCCGCGAGGTGTGGCGCTATGACCCCACGCAAATTGCAGAGGGTGTCGAGAAGCTGCGCTCTGCGTCCTTCCTGATCGCCCACAACGGGATCAAGTTCGACCATCCGGCCATTGAGAAAGTCACAGGCGTCTGCCTGGACAAAACCCGCTTCTTCGACACCCTTGTCGCTTCCCGCCTTATCTACTCCAACATCAAAGACATCGACGCTGCGCTGATCAACCGCTACCGCGCCTACATGGCCCGTGGTGGTGTTCCGCATGGCAAGCCTTGTCTGCCGCCCAAGCTCTACGGCCTGCACGGTCTGGAAGCCTGGGGCTGGCGTCTGGGGGAGTACAAAGGGGATTTCGGCAAGCAGAACGACTGGTCAACGTACTCAATCGAAATGATGGAGTATTGCGAACAGGACGTCTGGGTCTTGGTGAAGCTCTACGAGAAGTTCGTCCAGAAGATGGGCGAGTTCGACTTCACCCGCTCCCTGCACCTTGAGCATGACGCTGCGTGGCTGCTGGCACAGCAAGAGCGCAACGGCTTCGTGTTCGACGAAGAGAAAGCCTTCCGTCTCCACGGGATCCTCACCGCACAGCGCGAGGTCGCCCGCATGGAGCTGGTCTCTCTGTTCGGCGGGTGGTGGGCACCCAACGGCGTCACTACGCCAAAGCGCACTATCAACGCGAAGCCTGGGTCCCGCGCTATCTCAACGATGGAGGGAGCGCCCTACACCAAGATCAAGTGGGTGGACTTTAACCCTGGCTCAAGGCTCCACATCATCCGTGTGGCGACCGGAATGGGCTGGGTCCCCACTGAGTTCACCGAGTCCGGCCAACCCAAGGTAGACGACGAGGTGCTGTCCAAGCTGGACCTCCCAGGCATGAAGCCGATTGTGCGCTTCCTGATGCTCCAGAAACGACTGGGGCAACTGGCCGACGGGGACCAAGCGTGGCTGCACCACGTCAAGAACGGGAAGATCCACGGCTCCGTCAACCCGAACGGTGCGGTGACTGGGCGAGCGACCCATGCTAACCCGAACATCGCCCAAGTGCCGTCCTGCGGTGCTGAGTTCGGTCCCGAGTGCCGCGAGCTGTTCACTGTGCCGGAAGGCTGGGTCCTGATGGGCTCTGACGCCTCCGGCCTTGAGCTGCGCTGTCTGGGCCACGCAATGGAGCCCTATGACGGTGGCCGGTACATCGCTGTCGTGCTCAACGGTGACATTCACTGGGAGAACGCACAGGCCGCTGGCTTCATCCCCGTGGGGACCGTCCGTGACTCCCACAACCCCGAGCATGAGGCTGCCCGTAACGCCGCCAAGCGATTCATCTATGCGTTCCTCTATGGCGCTGGTGACGAGCTTATCGGCCAACTGGTCGGCTACTCACACGCTGACTACCTGCGGTGGAAGCAGGAGGGAGCCCACAAGTCGGTGATCAACCGGCTGAAGCGGCAAGGCGTCAAACCTACCAAGCAGATGATCTGCCACATCCTCAAGGGTGGCGAGGTTAAGGCCCGCTTCCTGAAGGGTCTCCCTGCCCTGAAGAAGCTGATCGACCACTGCAAGGCACAGGCCAAAGACGTCGGCCACATCATCGGACTGGATGGCCGCAAGGTCTACTGCCGGTCCCCTCACTCTTCTCTGAACACCCTTCTCCAGTCTGCCGGTGCGCTCGTCTGCAAGCACTGGATCGTGACCGTTGACCGGCTGGCCCGCGAGGCTGGCCTCAAGCACGGCTGGGATGGGGACTACGCCTTCTGTGCGTGGGTTCACGACGAAGTGCAGGTCGCCTGCCGGACCCGTGCCATCGCTGAACAGATGGGCCAAATCTGCGCCCAGGCTATGTCCATCACAGAGAAGTATTTCGATTTCCGCTGCCCACTTGGCTCTGAGTACAAGATCGGCGCGAGTTGGAAAGAGACCCACTAAGGGAGCCCTAGCGGCTCCTTTTTCTTTTTCTAAGGAGTACCCATGCGAATCATTTCCGAAGTCTACGGCAAGCCAGAGAAAGACATTCACGGCCTGACTTCATACCTCTACGAGGTGGTCGTCGAGATCAACGGCAAGAAGTTCGCGGCATCGCATCGCATCGACGCCTTCCGCCACCTGCCGGACATGCACAACCACATCAAGCGCGAAGTCCAGCGGGACGTCATGGAGCGCGCCCGTCAAGAAATGTTCAACGGGATCTAATCCCTCACCCCTGAGAGAACCCAATGCAAAACAACACACCTGTCCGGCTGTGCGCCCTTGCCGTGCTCGCCGCAATCGTCCTGGCCGTCATGACCGGCTGCACGTTCGTCCGCATCGACGCTGACACCGCCCACGTCAAGACCAACGCCAACTCCATCAACGCTGGAACCTTCGACTTCCAAGAGCCTGTGTCCAGCAAGTAACCGCCTATCAACATAAGGAAAACGACCATGAACCAGACCAAAGCCATCATCTACGGTGTAATCGCTTCCCTGGCCCTGCTGCTGGGTTCCTGCTCCATTGAGACCGTTCCTGCCGGTCACGCCAAGGTGAAGACCACCTTCGGTAAGGTGTCTGAAGACGCCCCGCTGGCCGAAGGCTTCCACGTCGTCAACCCGCTGTCCTCCTTCACCACCTACAGCTTGCAGGACCAAGCCTACGAGCTGGAGAACGTGAGCGTCCCGTCCCAGGACAAGTTCAAGTCCTCCGTGGGCATCACCGTTATGTATAAGTTCGACAAGGACTTCCTGGCGAAGATCCGTCAGGACGCTGGTGACGAAGAAGCCGCCGTCCACAAGTACATGCGCCAGAAGCTCCTGAGCGTCGTCCGTGAGTTCGGTAAGTCTGTCCCGACTGCCCAGGACCTCTTCAAAGCTGACGTCCAGAACCGCCTCCAGGTGGAGATCCAGCGTGAGGTGTCTGAGTACGCCGGTCGCTACGGCCTGATCGTCGGTGACGTGTTCATTCAGGACATCACCCTGGACCCGACCATCCAAGAGCAGGTCAAGCAGGTGAAGATCCGCGAGGAGCAGGTGAACAAAGAGAAGGCTCAACTGCAAATCGTCGAGCAGCAATCCCTGCGCCAAGTGAAGGAAGCTGAGTCCCGCGCCAAGGCTGCCGAGCAAGACGCTCTGGCCCGCCGCCACAACTCTGACGCCAAGCTCTACGAGGCGAAGAACGCTGCCGACGCTCAACTGTACGCCGCACAGGCTGAGGCCAAGGCGAACAAGGAGCTGGCCGCTTCCGTTACCTCTGACCTGCTGAAGCTGAAAGAGGCTGAGGCCCGCCTGATCACCGCTGAGAAGTGGCAGGGCGGTGTACCTGAGACCGTTATCGGTGGTGACGGTGCCAATGCTGTACCGCTGTTCCACATGAACAAGGCCCTCAAGTAATGAATGGGCTGACCCTGCTGGGGGCTGTCTGCCTCTGGCTATTCGTCGTCTGGGCCATGACCCGCGACAGCGACCCCCCTGCATACCCGTAGTAAACCCCGAGGACATTCCCCAATGAAACAACACAAAGTCGGTCTCTTCGACCTGGACATCTTTGCCTATCAGGCCGCCTCTGCCGTCGAACGTGAGATCGACTGGGGGGATGGCCTCTGGACCCTTCACTCCGACTTCAACCACGCCAAGGCCAACGCCGAGGACGCCATCGACCGCATCGCTGACAAGCTCAAGCTGGACGAAGTGGTCCTGTGTATCACCGATGATCACAACTGGCGCAAGGACGTGTTCCCTGAGTACAAGTCCAATCGCAAGGACGTCCGCAAGCCGCTGGCCCTGCGTGAGCTGAAGGAATACCTGATCGGCCAGTACGAGTCATTCAAGCGCCCTGGTCTCGAAGCTGACGACGTTATGGGCATCCTGTCCACATGGAGTCACTTCAAGCCCGACTCCCAGAAAATCATCATTTCTGAGGACAAGGACCTGCGCAACATCCCTGGCTGGCTGTTCAACCCAGCGAAGGACACCAAGCCCCAACTGATCTCCCGAGAAGACGCTGACCTGTGGTTCTACACACAGGCCCTCATTGGGGACGCGACCGACGGCTACCCAGGCTGCCCTGGTGTCGGCCAGTCCGGCGCTGACGAGCTGTTCTCCACCGGCATGAAGTGGGAGTCCTACGAGCACGAGTTCAAGTCCGGCCCGAGGAAGGGCACCACCGAGACCCGCTGGCGTCGTGTGGAGAACGAAGGCTCTCTCTGGGACGCCGTTGTGTCCTGCTACGTCAAGGCTGGCCTGAGCGAGAACGTCGCCATCCAGCAAGCCCGTGTCGCCCGCATCCTCCGTGCCGAGGACTACGACTTCCGCAACAAGCAACCGATCTTATGGACTCCGAAATGAAACAGAAATTCGCAATCCAAGAGGCCCGCAACCGCATGTGGAACGGGCACCAACACGTCATGGGACAGAAAGGGAAGCAGATCACCCATCCCCGTGAGCTGACCGTGGGCCGGAACTACCTGGCTATGGTCTTCGGCTACTACGTTCCGGCGCTCTATGTGGGCTCGATGATGTTCCGCATCTACCCCAAAGAACACGCCCTGCTGAGTGTCATAAAGGGCCGTTCGGTGTCTCTGGACTACTCCTACTGCCAAGAGCACCTGAACGCCAAGATGATCCACAAGTTCAAACAGAAACCACAAGAGGAACCCACTGTGACTGAGACCCAGGCACAAGCCATCGCCGCTGAAGAGGCCCGTGAGGCCGCCATCAAACACCCCAAGCACTACAACCTGTTCGCTGACGACTCCCTGGAGTCCATCGACGCAATCCGGATGCTCCTGACCCCTGAAGAGTTCAAGGGCTTCCTGAAGGGCAACGTCCTGAAGTACCGCTTCCGTGCCGGTGGCAAGGACGACACCTTGCAGGACATCGGCAAGGCCAAACAGTACAACGCCATGCTCGCCAACTATGTCGCCAAACAGGAGTCCTTCTAATGATTTACCGCGCCATCACCAACCTGATCAACGCCGCGATTTACCTGCTGACCATCGCTGAGAAGCAGGCGACCCGCGAGTCCGACCGCTGCATGAACAAGATCGAAGACCTGGAGCGGGAGATTGACGAGAAGGCAGCCCAAGCCGAGAAGGCCGTCGCTGATGGTCTGAAGTGCGTGGCCCTGCGCAACAAGCTGGAGGGTCTGAGTGAATAACCAAGTGATCGACACCAGCCACGTCACGCTGGACCTGCCGGAATGGCCGCTGTACCTCCCTGGCCTCAACGAATACCAAGGCGTCGCCGCCCGCTTTGCCATCTACAAGGACGACCTGTATCCGGTCCTGGGCCTTGGCGAAGAAGCAGGGGAGGTCATTGGTAAGTACGCCAAGGCCGTCCGTACCGGTGATCCGGTGGACAAAGAAGCCGTCAAGAAGGAGCTGGGAGACGTCCTGTGGAACGTCGCCATGATCGCCCGCTCCCTTGGGATTTACCTGGAAGACGTGGCCCACGACAACATCGCAAAGCTGATGGACCGCTGGACCCGCAACAAGATAGCCGGACACGGCGACAATCGCTAATACAGACCCACTTGTGAGACTAATCATGCAACAGACCATCGCTGAACAAATCCCGCTGTTACCTATCACCCCCGCACCGACCGTCTCCGAGATCGAGGCAATCCTCAAGGAAGTCCACATCGAAGACATGCCGGACGAGTACGAGATCATCGAAGAGGGCACCTGGGAACAGGAGCACAAATACCAGCACAGCTACGTGATCCTCAAGCACCTGCCGAGCGCCACCTTCTGGGGCGTCTCCCTGACCCGCTACGGCACCTACTGGCAAGGCTACGAGACCGAAGTGTCTGACGTGCGTCGTGTCGAGCCACGCGAAGAGACCGTCACTGTGATCCGTTGGGAGACCGTCAAATGTCCCAACTGAAAGTAGAGCTGATTGATCACATGGGAAATGACCTGCGGGTGGCGAATGTCGCCCGTGTTTCCTTCGCCAAGTGGAAGGAGCAGTTCGACCACATGGACGCTCGCCTGATCCACTTCCTGGCCCAGCATGAGCACTCCAGCCCGTTCCGCCACACGGCCATCACCATTCGCTGCTCTGCGCCTATCTACCTGGCCCGTCAACTGGTCAAGCACCAAGTCGGTATGAGCTGGAATGAAGAGTCCCGCCGCTACGTGGCCGACAACATCCGGCTGTTCGAGCAGGAGTTCCGTGTCCGTCCGGAAGGCGGCATCAAGCAGGGCTCCGGCACCGCGACCACCGTGTTCCCGCCGGTACTCCTGGGCGACTGCGCCTACACCATCGAAGAGGTACTGGACGCCATCGTGGCCGCCTATGAGGAAGCCGTGAATCCGGATGGTCCCTACAAGATTGCCCCTGAGTGCGCCCGTGCTGTGCTGCCGCTGTCGATGATGACCACATGGGTGTGGACCGGCTCGCTCACTGCGTTCTTCCACATGTATCGCCTGCGCATTGACGGCCACGCCCAGAAGGAGGCCCAGATGTTCGCCGCCAAGGTGGGGGAGATCATCGAGCCGCTGTTCCCTGAGTGCTGGAAAGCTCTGAAGGCCGCCTGTGACTGACGAGGAAATCATCGCCAAGATCCGGCAGCGACGCTGGCAGATGCTTGTCCACTCCCGTCTGTATTACATCGACGACGACCCCATCGTGACCGACAGCCAGTGGCAGAAGTGGGCCAACGAGCTGAGGGACCTCCAACAAGAAAACCCTGAGCTAACCAAGATCGGCCTGTATGACGACAAGTTCGCTGACTGGACTGGCGATACAGGCTACCACCTCCCACTACTCGATCCCAAAGTCGCTATGAAGGCGCTCTGGGTAAAAAGGATCCATGATGAAAGGCAAAATGTATCAGGCCGTCGAGGCCATGTTTCAACAAAGTAATACCGACGTTTTAACCGAGAACGCAAACAAGGACAGCTCCATCATCCCGACCCAACGGGACCTGCTGGCCGGTGTGGTCTCCAAGGAGTATGCGCTCCAGAAGATCCTCCCTGCGTACATCGCCAATGCTCACAAGTCTGGCTACATCCACTTCCACGACCTGGACTACTCCCCGTTCTTCCCGATGTTCAACTGTATGCTGATCGACGTGAAGGGGATGCTGGAGCGTGGATTCCGGATGGGTAACGCCCAGATTGAGACCCCGAAGTCTATCTCCACGGCCACCTCCGTGACTGCCCAGATCATCGCCCAAGTAGCGAGCCACATCTACGGCGGTAACACCGTGGACCGCATTGACGAAGTGCTGGCTCCCTACGTGAAGGCGTCCTATGCGAAGCACCTGGAGACTGGCCGCTTCTGGCTGGAAGACCGTGACAAGGCCGCTGTGTACGCCACCAAGATGACCGAGAAGGAGACCTACGACGCCTTCCAGGCTCTTGAGTACGAGATCAACACCCTGCACACCGCCAACGGCCAGACCCCGTTCACCACACTGGGCTTCGGTCTGGGCACCTCCTGGTACTCCAAGCTGATCCAGAAGGCCATCCTTCAGGTCCGCATCGACGGCCTGGGCAAGACCAAGAAGACCGCTGTGTTCCCGAAGCTGGTGTTCACCATCAAAGACGGCGTGAACATGCGCCCAGGTGATCCCAACTACGACGTGAAGAAGCTGGCCCTGGAGTGCGCCTCCAAGCGCATGTATCCGGACATCCTCAACTACGACAAGGTGGTCGAGGTGACTGGCAACTTCAAGGCCCCGATGGGCTGCCGGTCGTTCCTGGGTGCCATGAAGGACAGCGACGAGATCGCCGGTCGCAACAACCTTGGCGTGGTCTCCCTGAACCTGCCACGCATTGCCCTGGAGTCTGCCGGTCCTGCCGAGTTCTTCAACGCTCTGAAGGTCCATGCCGGTGTCGCCATCGACGCGCTGTACCTGCGGATCCGTCGCCTGGATACCGTGAAGGCCAAGGTCGCGCCGATCCTCTACTGCGAGGGTGCCTGTGGTGTTCGCCTGGACCCCGAGGACTACGTGAGCGAGATCTTCAAGAATGGCCGTGCGTCTGTCTCTCTGGGCTACATCGGCTTGCATGAGACCGTCAACGCCCTGCTACGCCACGACGAGCGACACCCGTTCGATTCTCCCGAGAAGCGCGATCTGGCTATGCGCATCGTCAAGTTCCTGCGGGAGATCGTGGAGAAGGAGAAGGACCGCTCTGGTTACGGCTTCAGCCTCTACTCGACCCCGAGCGAATCGCTGTGCGACCGCTTCTGCAAGATCGACACCGAGAAGTTCGGCGTCATTCCAGGCGTGACCGACAAGGGTTACTACACCAACAGCTTCCACCTCGACGTGTTCAAGAAGGTGACTCCGTTCGAGAAGATCGACTTCGAGCGGCTGTTCCCGACGGCTGCCTCTGGCGGCTTTATCTCCTACGTGGAGTTCCCGAACATGAAGAACAACCTGAAGGGTCTGGAGGCTGTCTGGGACTGGACCTACGACAAGCTGCCGTACTTCGGGACCAACACTCCGGTGGACTACTGCGGTGAGTGCAACTTCGCTGGTGAGGCGATGGCGACCCGCAAGGGCTTCAAGTGCCCGTGCTGTGGGAACACCAACCCGCAAACCTTGAGCGTGACCCGTCGGGTCTGTGGCTACCTTGGCGCTCCGAACTCCCGCCCCTTCAACGAGGGCAAGCAGCGGGAGGTGATCGGGAGGGTCAAGCATTGCTGAAGTACCTCCGTTATCAAACGGGGGATCTGACAAACGGTGAGGGTGTCCGCTGCACCCTCTATGTGTCCGGCTGTAATCACTTCTGCAAGGGGTGCCATAACCCAGTCACATGGAATGCTCGCAACGGGCATCCAGTGTGTGACGAGCTGATCGAGCAAATCATCGAAGACCTGCACAACCACACAGGGTTCTCACTGTCCGGTGGGGACCCTCTCTTTCCCCCAAACCGTGAGCCCGTCGCGGCTCTCCTGAAACGAATCAAAGAAGCGCACCCCGACAAAGACGTCTGGCTCTGGACCGGCTACCGGTACGAAGACGTCAAGGACCTCGAAGCTCTCCGCTACGTGGACGTCCTGATCGACGGTCGCTACGAACAAGATAAACCCACGCTGAAGCCCTGGCGCGGCAGCGATAACCAAGAGCTTATTCGACTATGAAACCAATCATTTCCATCATCGGACTTCCTGGCGTTAACACCCGTGAGCTGCGTGAGGCTCTGGAGAAAGCGACTGACCGCTTCGAGTTCATTCACTGCTCCAAGATGCGCGAGGCCCTGATGGTCCACTCCGGCATCTGGCACGGTGACGTGGACGAGATCCTTCACGCCATTGTGAATGACGACAACGCCCCGCTGTTCCACCTGTACGTCGAGCAACCCCAGGGTATGTGCCTGCGCAACCTGCGGGAGAAAGGCTTCCCTCGTTCCGAGTTCTTCCAGGCCAAGCCGATCTTCGAGGAATGGGCGCGAGTAGGTGAGGTGCTGGGCCAAGTCTTCAGCGTCAACCCGACGAAGGAGAAGATCTCCATCGACGAGCTGGCCCACATGGTCGGCCTGTTCGCGGACAAGGTGCAGAAGGACACCCAGGACTTCCTGGCCTCCAAGCACAATCCGGAAGAGGACGAAGCCGAAGAGGTAAAACCCTGACCAAAGCCTGAAGGGAGAAATACCCTATGAATCAAACAGTCCCTACCTACGGTAGGACAGCAAGGGACCTCCTGAAGGCACTTCAAGCCGCCTTCGACTTACGCCCACGGGTGTCCGATAAGCCCACACAGCTCTACGCCAAGGCTGGGCAACTCGAAATGCTGGAGAAGGCGGAACACCTAGTTAACCAATGGGAGGAACATTATGTGCTGGGCGAATGACGTCCCTGAACCCCCGAAGCCTGCCGCTCCAGCCCCAGCCCCCGCGAAAGAGGCTGAAGTCCAGACAGGCGCATCTGACAAGAACACCAAGAAGCGAGCCAAGCAAGGCCAAGCGATCTTCCACCGACGACAGCCTGGGCTGACCATTTCCGGTCAAGGTTCCGGCCTGAATACAGGAGGTGGTCTATAAGTGACAACTAGCGCGAAATCCCTCTACACCGCGCTCTCCGCTGAACGTTCCGCTTATGTTACCCGTGCTCAACTCTGTGCTGCTCTGACAATCCCCTCTCTCTTCCCTCTCGAAGGGACCAAAGGCGAACACTTCGTCGCTCCCTATCAGGGGGTCGGTGCGCGAGCAGTAAAGAGTCTCGCATCGAAAATCTTCATGGCCCTCTTCCCGCCTGAGACACCGTTCTTCCGCTTGAAGGTCGATCCGACCGAGCTGGCGAACCTGAGCGGTGCTACCCAGGGCAAAGTGGAAGAAGGGCTGTCGAAGCTCGAACGCATGATCGTGGACGCTCTCGAAGCGCGAACCATCCGACCGAGCGCCTATGAAGGCATCAAGCAACTGATCGTCGCTGGCAACGTCCTGCTCCACCTTGGGAAGGAACGTGTGCGCATCTTCCGGCTGGACCGCTATGTCGTCCGCCGCGACCCTATGGGGATCCCCCTAGACATCATCGTCGAAGAGGACTTCCAAACCCGTGACCTGGAAGAAGAGATCCGGAACTCCCTAGACGCTGAGACTGCACGTCAGAAGACCGTGAAGCTCTACACCTGGGTCCGTCGCACAGAGACCGGCTGGGAGTCCGAGCAGTACGTCGAAGAGACGAAGGTCCCTGGCTCCGAGTCCTCCTATGACGAAGGCCGGTGCCCGTGGCTGCCCCTGCGAATGATCCAGGTGGCCGGTGAGGACTACGGTCGGTCCTACGTCGAGGAACACATTGGCGACCTCCAAAGCCTTGAGTCTCTGGCGAAGTCCATGAACCAAGGAGCGAAGGCCGCTGCCCGCATCGTGTTCCTTGTGCGACCCAACGGTGTGACCAACGTCAAGGCCCTGAACGAAGCAGAGAACGGTGGGTTCGTCCCTGGTAATCCGGACGACATTCACTGCGTCCAGCTCGACAAACACGCTGACCTTGCAGTCGCCAAGGCTGAAGCTGACGAGATCCGCACAGGCATCGCCCAGGCGTTCCTGATGACGGCCTCCATCCAGCGCAAGGGCGACCGTGTGACAGCCGAAGAGATCCGCACTCTGGCCGGTGAGCTGGAGCAGGTTCTTGGTGGCGTCTACTCGCTGCTGAGTGTCGAGTTCCAGGCCCCGCTGGTCGGCGTGACCATTGGCCGTCTCGAAGCCGAAGGGGCTATCCCCCAGTTCCCTGAAGGCACCTTCCGTCCCGCCATCATCACCGGCACAGACGCCCTTGGCCGTGGTCAAGACCTCCAACGCCTTGTCACTGCGATGAACGCTATGGCCCCGATGGGTGCCCCTGCGCTTGGAGCAATCGACATGGGCGAAATGTGGAAGCGAGTGCTGGCCGCACTGGGCGTCGAAGAGAAGGGCCTGATCAAGACTCCGGAACAGCTCAAGGCTGAGAACCAACAGGCACAGGCCGCTGCTCTGCTTGAGAAGCTGGGTCCTGAAGCCCTGAAGATGTCGCAACCGCAAGGACAGTAAACGTGAAGAAGCTCCCGCAATCCAAGGGGACCCGTTCTTCACTCAAGGTCGTCCGCGCTGAGACAGCCTCCGCACCTATCAACGTGAACCGTCTGGGTATCGCCCAAGCGGCTGTTCGCACTGGTGGGGACGTTGGGAAGTCCGGCGTGGCCGCCCTTGAAGAAGAACTCAAATCCCTCCCCAAAGACACCACCGGCACCGAGCAAGAGAAGCCTGCCGGTAAACGCAAACTCAAGATCAAACAATGAGGACCCAATCCGAATGACCATCAAAGCCAATGAATCCGCTTCTGTAGACCATGCCGCGAACATCGTGGACGCCAACACCGGTTCCCAGGAGCACATGGACGCTATGACCGCACTGGCTGACGCCGAAGGTGCTGTCGAGCAGTCCGAGCTGGACGCTGCCTTAGCGGAACTCCACGCCAAGGAGCAGCAGCAGGAAGAAGAAGCCCACTCCGAACAGCAGGCCGAAGCGGAAGAAGACGCCGAGGCTGAGGCTGAAGACAAGGAGAAGGACGGCGAGGAAGACGGTGAGCAGACCAACGAGTGGCAGGAACGTGCTCTTGCTGCTGAAGCTGCCCTGATCGAACAAGCTGTCTACGCTGCCGTGGGTGGTGAGGCCCAGTACAAGTCCATGATCGAATGGGCCGGTGCCAACCTGCCGAAGGAGCAAGTTGCTCTGTATGACCAAGTTATGGAGAACGGCACCAAAGACCAAGTGCTGTTCGCTGTGAATGGCCTGAAGGCAATGGCCGCAATGGCTGGTGTCTCCCTCGACGCTGCGCCTACCGGTGGTATGCGTGAAGGTCGTTCCCTGACTGGTGCGTCCCGCGCTCCGACCAAGGAGGTCTTTGCGACCCAAGACGAGGCGTTCGCTGCGATGGAGAACCCGCTCTACTACGAGGACTCCAGCCGTGGCGCTGCGTACCGTGCCCAGGTGGCCGCCAAGATCGCCAACTCCCCCGACTTTGGCTGGGACTTCAATTAACCCTGACCAAAGCCTGAGATAACCCCTCCACTCCACCTCAACTCTCCGCAAGGGGAGGGGCTGAGTTCGCCCATAAGGACTCACATCTGATTCTGACTCTTTTTTGAAACTAACATAAGGAACCAACTTTAATGGCAAATTACGGCACTTTCCCGACCTTCCAAGACGTTACCCATCCGGGCCAGAACAACGGCAAGGGTGACGCCCGTGCGCTCTTTATGAAGCTGTTCGCGGGTGAAGTCCTGACTATGTTCCGCTCCCAGAACATGGCCCTGGGTATGACCCGCGTCCGCACCATTTCCAAGGGCAAGGCGGCTGAGTTCCCGATGGTCGGCATGAGCAAGAATGCCAAGTACCACAAGCCTGGTGAGCTGATCCAGGCGGGCAACATCAAGCACACCTCCCGCACCGTCACTGTGGACGACGTAGCGGTAGCCGCTGTGTTTATCTCCGAGCAGGACGAAGACCTGAACCACTTCGAGGTCCGCTCCCACTACGCCCGCGAGGTTGCCTACGACCTTGCCACCATGATCGACAAGAACGTCTTCCGCATCGTGGCGAAGGCTGCGTTCATCGACACCGTTGAGAAGGCCAAGGCCCAGTTCGGTGCTGAGAACGTGCTGGAAGACGAAGTGTTCACCGAGAACATGAAGCTCCGCACCTCTGTAGGCGAGCAAGCCCTGACCCGTGGTCAGCAGATCGTGGACGCCATCTACCGCGCCCGCACCGAGTTCCGTAAGAAGAACGTTCCTGGTGTGCCGGTGTGCGTACTGCGTCCGGAAGACTACGAGGCGCTGACCAACGCTGCTGGTTCTCTGGCGAACATGGCATGGCTGGACGCTAACTTCCGTGGTCAGACTACCTCTGACGGCGGTGGCTCCCAGGGCAACACCGGTCTGCGCATCGGTGGCATCGCAATCTGGGAATCCAACCACCTGCCGGATCAGGACGAAAGCGCCGGTCTGGTCGGTACTCCGGAACCGCTTGGTACTGACGTTGGCGGCTCTGGCCGCACCGAAGCGTACCGTGGCGACTTCTCCAAGCTGGTCGGTCTGATCTTCACCAAGGACTGCGCCGCGACCGTGAAGGTCCGCGACATCTCCCTGCGCTGGGTGCCGGAACCGCTGCGTCTGGGTAACACCGTGCTGGCGAAGATGTTCGTCGGTCACAACATCCTGCGTCCGGCTTGCGCTATCGCACTGCTGGAAGCTGATGCTGCTGCCGCCGCTGCGAGCACCAAGTCCAAGTCCAAGTAATCACATAGGGGGTCCTACGGGACCCTCTCTGTTTCCCCTGTCCATTCGCTGGAGTGGTCACAGGAAACAGGCATTCTCCAACAACCAACATTGAGGACTGCACGGCTTCGGCTGTGTGGTCCTTTTTTTTAAGGGGTCAACGTGTACCTACTGACACCAACAACTGAGCTTGAGGCAGTCAACGAGATCCTGTCCTCAATCGGTGAGGCTCCGGTAAACAGCCTCGAATCCGGAATGGACGACGCCAACATGGCCCTCCAGATCCTCCGTTCCGTCTCCCGTGAAACCCAATCCATCGGCTGGTACTTCAACCGCGAGCAAGGCTTCGTCCTGTCCCCTGACGACAAAGGCGAGGTCCTGGTCCCTGAGAACACCCTGCGTCTGGACAGTGGTCGCAAGGACCTGATGCTGCGCTCTGGGAAGCTGTACGACTCCAAGCGTCACACCTTCCGGCTGGGGTGTCAGGTGAAGGTAGACCTTGTGCTGGGTCTCCACTTCAACGACATGCCAGAGGTGGCCCGCCGGTTCATCACCCTGAAGGCTGCCCGTGTCTTCCAGCAGCGCACCGTGTCGTCCCAGTCTCTCGCCCCACACCTGATGGCGGACGAGCAGGCTGCGTGGGCGGCCCTCCGTGCTGACGAGATCGAGGCGGTGAACACCAACCTGTTCGACAGCCCGTCCATCAAGTCGTCGCTCCAGCGGGGCTTTGGGTATGACTTCGGGTGCGGCGATGGCCTTGGCGCTGGCTTCATCGGGGGAGGTTACGCATGGGTCGTCTAATCTCCGAGAAGATCCCGAGCCTGACCCAGGGTGTCTCCCAGCAGGCTCCAGAACTCCGGCGTCCCTCCCAGGCTGAAGACCAGCTCAACTGCTGGAACTCCTTCGTGGACGGCATGAGCAAGCGCCCTGGTGGTGTCTTCCAGGCCGAGTACAAGGTCCCTGAAGGGTTCGTCAATGAGGGCTCCCAGTGGGAGTTCCTTGACTACGGGATGGACTTCGGACGGTTCGTCGTGGCGTTCGACACCAATGGCAAGCTGATTGCCTTCAAGGAGGACGGCACCCCTGTGAAGATCATGGGGGACACCAAGTACCTTCGCCTGCACAGTGCCGCTGTCCAAGGCCGGAAGTATACCGTGCTGCCCTACGGCACCGCTGCGTTCGTCTTGAATAAGGCAGCTCCGGTGCTCCCCCGTCCTGACGTGATCATCGACGACAAGACCTTCCCGCTGCCCCACACCGATGGCCGGACTGACTTCATGGTCACGTTCGCTTATCCGGAAGGCGGCCAGCAGTACCAGTTCTCTGTGAGTGGGCAAGGTGTCACGCTCCCAGGCTCTACCTCTCCGGTTGAGGTGGCCCGTCAGGCTATCCATGTGTTTGCCTCCAAGTACCCGTCGTTCATCTGGAAACAGGCTGGATCTGTGGTGTACGGGAAGGGGAACCATGAGACGTCTATCGCGTATGCCGACGGCACCCAGGGCGGCTGTTCGTTCGCTGCCCAGGCGGTGGTCAAGCCGACCGGCTCCTTCAGTGGGGTCGTGGTGGGCTTTGTCCACGTCAAGCAGGGTGACTACGGGACCTCCTACACGGTCAACGTGAAGATCAACGACAAGCTGTCCACGGTGAAGCACACGACTCCTGATGGGGCCGAGACGTCACACCGCCCCCAGATTGCCCTGGAGTTCATCCGTGACAAGCTGCTCCATGCCATAGAGGCTGCCGCTGGCGTGACCTGCGTTCGTGTCGGGGCGACCGGCTTTGCCATCTATGCGACCGACTACAGCTCCAAGGTGAAGGTCTGGGCGTCTGACGACGTGAACAACAACGCCATCCGTGCGTTTGACACATCGGTGACGACTGAAGACGACCTCCCGCACCAGTGCGTGGACGGCTACACCGTGCGGGTGTCCGCCAAGAACAGCGACTCTGCCTACTACCTCCGCTACCAAGGGGAGGACAGTGACGACGCTGGAATGTGGATGGAGACCCCGAAGCCGCTGGAACGGTACAAGGTCTGGGGCGACACCCTGCCGCACCTGCTGGCCCCGTCAGTGGATCTGGATGGTAATACCGTCCTGACCTTCTCTGTGGCTGACTGGGCTCCCCGTAAGACCGGCGATCTGGAATCGACTGGGTTCCCCGAGGTCGTCTCCGAGGTGTCTGAAGAGGGGATGTCCATCAAGACGCTGGCCTCTGTGGGTCTCTACCAGTCACGGCTGGTCATGCTTGGTGGCCCGTACCTCTCCATGAGCCGGACCAACAGCTTCTTCGACCTGTTCCCCGCTTCAATGCTGACTGAGGTGGACACCGACCCGATCAACCTCCTGATCACCGGTCAGAAGGGTCAGATGGTCAACGGCTTCCATGTGATCCCGACCGAGCACGACGTCCTGGTACTGGGTGACACACACCAAGTAGACATCGGCTCTGACACGGGTGTTATGTCCCCGACCTCCGTCTACTCCAAGCCGAAGACGGCCTACACGATGGACCCTGGGGCGTCTCCTGCTCTGGTGGGTGACTCCATCTACTTCATCGACGCCCGTCAAGGCTATGCGGCCTGCCAGCAGTACAGCGTGAGGGATTCAGCCGGTGGGCGCTACGCCTACGAAATCAGCCAGCACTGCCCGACGTACCTGAAGGGACGCATGGACATTCTGGTCGGCACTCCGCAAGGGATGCTCCTGCTGAAACCTACAGGCACCACCAAGACCGTCTACGTGTACCAGTTCATCGACTCTGCCGAGGCACGGGTCCAGTCCGCATGGTCCCGCTGGGAGTTCGCTGGGAACGTCCTGAACGCCGAGTTTCGTGAGGGCAACCTTCACACCCTTGTCAGCTTCAGCGACGGGAGTGTCGAGCGCCTGACCCATCACCTGGACGTTGACGCTGAGGCCGAGGCCCTGGGCATCCCCCTGAAGCTCGACTCACGCAAACGCCACGGGGCGGTCAAGCCGACCAACCTGCGGGAAGGAGAGATCGCCATTCGCCGTCACGGTGTCTGGTTCTCCGGCTTCACCTACATGCAACGCCACGTCCTATCAACGCTCTACTTCTGGAACCAATCGCTCCAGCAGGCGGTGACGAACGGACGTCTCCAGATCCGGCGCATCAAGTTCCTCTACCGCGACACCACCGAGTTCAACGTCCTCGTTAACCGGCGAGGCGAGGGGAGGTCTTCTGTCCGGTCCTTCCGTGGCCGTGTGATCGGCTCAATGAACAACCTCCTGGGCAAGGTCCCCGTCGAGAGTGGGCAGTTCACTGTCCCTGTGCTTTCCCGCAATACCGACGTGACCCTGACCATCGAGAACAATGGTCCCCACGACGCCCGCTTCCTGTCGGCGGAATGGGATGGCTTCTACAACACAAGGACTCTCCAATGGTAGAAATTCGTCCAATCACTGAACACGACATTATTACCCTGGCCCCTGAGCTGAAGGAGTTCGACCTTCTGGAGCTGCGGGCCACCACCAACATCCCAGTAAACACCGCGCTGACCGAGACTATCGAGGCGTCCGACGAGGCGTTCTCCTTCACCTACAACGGGGAGATCGTCGGCATGTTCGGCTGCCAGAAACGCTCGACCGGTGCCGTGGTCTGGATGGTCTCCAATGACCGCATCGCTGAGTTCCCCAAGACGGCCACCAAACAGGCCATCGCCATTATCGACGCTTGGGCTGCTCAACATCATCTGCTGTGGAACTACGTCTACTCCGGTAACGAGCGGTCTATCGCTTGGTTGAAGCGTCTGGGCTTCGCCATCCACGCGACTGTTCCGTCCTACGGATCCCATAACGAGCCCTACCACTGCATGATCAAGGAGGGCTGACTATGTGGATGATGGCGGCAGGAGCCGCAATGTCAGTAGCCAAAGGCGCGGCCCAAGGACGGGCCAATAAGAAGTACGCAAAGAAGCTCCAAATCGCCAACAACCTTCAAGCTGCTGCCGACCAGAAGGTCATTAACACCCAATCCTCCCAAATGTCCCAGCAGGCCGCCCAGGCTCGCCGTGGACTGTCCATCAAACATGCACAACAGGAGGCATCCAATGAAGCTCGAAATGCTGCCACTGGGGGCGCTATGGGTGGGTCTGTGGACCGCACTGCTGCTGTGCTGGATCTCGCTTCGTCACGAATGGACCAAGAAATCCAAACGAACCTAGCGAACCAGCTCTACCAACAAGAACTCAACAAACTGGGTGTGGTGAACAGTGCCGCATCGGCTAACGCACAGGCACCGAAAGGGACCAACCTGCTCGACCTTGTGCTGGCCGGTACTGAAGGCGCACTCCAGTTCTATCGCTAAGGAGGCTCAATGATCCGCTCCAGCGAGTTTGGCTCTCTTGAGCCTACCCGCCAAGTAACCGCACAACGCTACCAAGCGTCCGTAACCCCAGGTCCCCAGCAGAAGACCGGCCTTGAGAAACTGGCCGACTTCGGAATGGGAGTCCTCAAGTACAAGCACGAGGTCGATCAGGAGGTCCTTCAGGCCGACCTCTCTATGGCTACCGAGAAGTACGAGGACGCCATCAAGGCGATGGACCCCGAAGACTTCGCCAAGGACCCCGACGCTGCTCTCAAGGCTGCCGGTATCGAGGACATGTATGCTCTGCTGGACAAGGCCCCTCCAGGCCGACAAGCCGAGCTGCGCAAGAAGATCGACTACCTGCGTGACTCCACGACCACCTCTATGACGACTGCGGCTAACCAGAAGGCCAAGCTGCGGGCCGTCGTCTACAACACCTCCAATGAGCTGCGAACCACTGGGGATGTCTCCGAGGAGCACTGGTCGATGATCATGGACCTCCCAGGTGCGTCCCAGAAACACGCTATCTCTAACCTGGCACAGATCGCCATCACCGAAGGCCACGTCGCCTTGTTTGACCGCATGTATCAGGACAAGCGCCTGAGCCCAGACCTTCACGACAACGTGGAGATCTGGAAGCGACAAGCAAACGACCGCATCGAGTCTATGAAGAGGGAGGCGGAACTTGAAGCCCGTCGCCGTGCCAAGGACGCCGAGAAAGCCAACAAGGCAGCCCTGAAGGCTCAAGCACAGAACGCTGCTATCAACATGATCTCCAGCGGCTTCCCTATCGACTACGTTATGGCTCTCCCTCACATCAACAGTGGGGTGAAGCGTGACGAGTTGGAGGGCTTCATTATGTCCAACCCTGCGCTGCACCAGCAGGTGGCCGTCCACTCTGTCCTGAACGCCGACAAGGCCATGTTCAAGGCTGGGCTGGCTAACCCTCTGGCCCCTGATGGTAAGTCCCCCGCCCCCCACTTCATCTACGCCATGAACACCCTCCAGGGCTACAAGAATGCCCGTGGTGGCTGGGATGGGCTGGAAGGGATCGGTGTGACCGAGAAACAGCGCCAGATGCTTGAGGCTGCCGAGTTGACCCGTGGCCCTGATGAAGACTTCACGTCCTCCATGTTCCGCGTTATGACGACCGCCCCCAAGCACACCGCTCCGGTGGACGCAAAGGAAGTGCGGGAGCGTGACCGTGCAGCAATGGAAGGACTGAACCTGAGTCAGCAGGACCAATACTGGCGTGAGGTGCAAGCCCTGACGCTCTACGGGGTCCCGCATGAACGCGCCTCCGAGAAGGCCCTGGAGAAGGTCACTGCGGACACCTTCGACGCTGGCGGTGTGACCGTGACCGGTGTGACGCAAATCAAGAACGCCTTGGGGGAAACCCTGGGTGTGGACGCTGACGAGAAGGTAATGGGGGAGGTGATCAACACCACCATCGACAAGACCTTGGCGAACGCTTCCAGTGCGTACTTCGGGACTAACCAACCGCTCTCCAACTGGCAGCAGTTCACCACACTGGACGGCACCTTGATCTTCCGCCACATGGACAACTTCGGCCTGATGGTCCCAGTGACCACCGATCAGTTCAAGCGGACGGCCAGTGAGTTCAAGCAGAAGGACGTGACCTACGGTAAGGACGAGCCCACACGCCGCACCGAACACCGTGAAATGTATCGGAGTGTCGGCGCGGGTTATCCCGTGAGGACTATCAAGTGAATTTCGACGTACTGAAAGAACTCGCAACGCCTGTAGAAGGCACTGAGGGGGCTATCCAGCTCCCTTACATGCGGGACGGTGGGGCCATTGAGGTTGCCACCGCTTTCGCAAAGCACAACTGGCGGACGTCCATTGAATACGACAGTTTCAAGAAGGACGCCGACTTCAACTTTGACGCTGAGAAGGACCGGCTCGCTGAGGGCCTTTCCGAGACCAGCGCCCGCATCTTCAAGAATGGAGGGTATACCAACCGCGAGGACGCCATGCGCAACCTCCGCAATTTCCAAAAGGCTGACTACCTGACCCGCTCTGCGGCTGAAGGCGGCTGGAAACCGATGGCAGGGATGGTCCTGGGCCACATGGCTGACTGGACGCTGCTGACCGGTGCCGGTGCCAGTGTGGCTACCCTGAAGGCTCTGAACAACTCCCGCAAGCTGGCCTCTGCGATGGACAAGGTGGCAAAGGCTGGCGCAACGGCGAAACAGGTCGCCATTACCGACGCCGCTGTGAAGGGAGCCGCCGGTTCCGTTGCGTTCGACGCTGGCATGATGGGTCCCCAGATTGCCCAAGGCCGAGCCGACTGGGAAGAGGCAGAAGACGCTATCTTCACCGGTCTGGTGTTCACTGGGCTGGTCGGCGGGCCGATGGCATTGCGGAACATCAAGGCTGCTACTGAGCTGCGTGAAGCTGGTCTCGCTGCCCTGGACTCCGGTGCTAACCCGATCAGGGAGATCACCAAGGCCCACGGTGAGATTGACGCTGTGCGCAAGGCCGCTGACGACTACCTGAAGGACACCGCCTACGAGAAGATCGACGCTGTGGCCATGAAGGCCGAGCTGCCCAGCCGTTTCTCCCAGACGACCAACACCGAGCTGGAGTCTGTGAACGAAATGGGACGCAAGCTGTTCCAAGACCCGACCTACCTGCGGACCGACACCAAGGAGAACATCCAGTCGATCACCGCTGACGTTGAGGCCGACAAGTGGACCTACAGCGTGGAAGGGTCCCTGGGTGAGAAGCTGGCTGCTGGACGTGAAGCGTTCCTGGCGTCGCCTGAAGGTAAAGCCTGGGCACAGAAGAACGGGATCTCCTGGTGGGACCGCACCCTGTCCAAGCCGGTCAACGACAAGATGGCCTACGACATTCACCGGCACCTATCAGCAGGTGGTCGTATCGAAGACCTGCCGGTCGGCCTGCGGGAAATGGCCCAAGCGATGGACGAGGCGACCGAGACCACGTTCAACCAGATGAAACGCTTTGGCGTGGAAGGCACCCAAGAGCTGGAGCACGTATCCGGTCACATGCGCCGTCTCCACGACGACCAAGCCTACCGCGACGTCATCCACTCGTTCGGTGACGTGAAGGTGGGCGAGGAAGCCCTGACCAAGGCAATGACGGAATCCATCGTCAAAGGGGCCGTGAAGGAAGGTGCTGAGATCACTCCGGCTTTGGCCCGTCGTCTCGCCCTGATCGTCCAGCACAGGGTCCTTGCCCTGGGCTCCGACAAGATGGCCCTTGAGGGGATCCTGTCCAGCCCGAACACCTTCTACAAGGAGGCCAAGGAGTTCCTGAAGGACGACAAACAGGCGCTCAAGCTCACACAGGAAGCCTTTGGGAATCCGAAGTGGGCACCTGGGGACCGCGCAAAGCGCATGGGCAGTGAGTCAGACAAGGACACCATGCTGCGCCGTCGCATCCCGATGGACCTCTCTGTGGCTATTGGTCACGGGAAGGTCAACAAGTGGGGCGACGAGCTGCGTATGTCCGACCTGATGATCACTGACGCTTTCGAGCTGACGCACCGCTATGTCCGCCGTGGTATGGGCAACGCTGCTCTGGCGAAGAGTGGCCTGAAGAGTCTCGAAGACATCGACAACTTCATCGCCAAGGCCCAGCAGGAAGCGAAGTTTGCGAAGGACGGTCAGAAGGCCGCTGACGCTATCACTCGCCTCCAAGAGGGCATCCGTAGGATCCAGGGCGTCGGTGCTGTGGAAGAGATCACAGGCGCCCAGGCTAAGGCTGCAACCATCATGGCAATGCTGGGTCGTCACGCGACCGGTGTGGGTCTTGGTGGTGCTGCTATCGCTGGCCTGTCAGAACTCGCACGGGTGATCAACCGTACCGGCTTCCGGACCATCATCAACATGGTGCCTGCGCTGCGTGAGACCTCCGACAAGAAGCTGCTGGACGCCTTCAAGGAGTACGGCCTCTATTACGGCAACTCCCGTCTGATGGGCGCCTTCTCGCACCTGGAAGACTTCGGTTCAAATACCCTGAGCACAGCAGGAGCCCTAGCTTCTCAATCAGCTCAAGCCGCTCTGAAGTTCTCTGGTCTCTCCCTGATGGACCAAATGACCCGACAGGCTGCCCTCATTGGATGGGCTCGCCAGATCGAGCGGCAGGTCGTCCAAGGGAAGCGAGGGGCCAAGGGCTTCCGTCTCTCTGAAATGGGATGGAAACCCGAGGTGTCCGAGAAGATCAGCTCCTACATCAAGCAGCACGGCTTTGACATGGACAACTGGCGGGCAGCCGACGGACGGATCGACTACGGGACTATCGAAGAGTTCACGTCAGGAGGCCACAAGGTTATCTCCGAGAACGTGACCCGCATGTTCTCCGGTGAGTCGAACGCCGTGGTGGATGGGCCTATTGGCTCGATGTTCCTCCAGTTCCGGAAGATCGTCTATGCGACCTACAACAAGTCCCTTATCCGTGGCCTGTCCCAGGTAGACGCCATCACAGCGTCGAACCTTGTGGCTGGACTGGCAGGCGCCATTGCGGTGAACGAAATGCGCACTGCGGTGAAGTCTGCCGGTATGTCGGAGAAGGAACGCAAGGAGTACATGAAGAAGTGGAACCTGCGCTACGCCATGACTCACGACGATGGGGATCTCGCCCAGGCGTTCGTGGGAACTATGTCGTACACCCCAGCAGGTGGTCCCTTCGCTGAGGCCACGGCCTTGCTGTCCTCCATGCTGTTCGGTGTGGACCTCCGTGGTCGCCACCAGTCCGGCCCCCAGACCATCTTCCAGTCTCCGTCCATTCAGCTACTTGAGAACATGACGCGCACAGCAGGAGGTTTAGTCACAGCGCCATTCAAAGACGACCCTGACTACGACGACATGCAACGTCGAGCCAAGGCAATTATCCCTCTCCAAAACTGGTACGCCGTACCGCTTATCGCAAACTCTCTATCTGAGGATTAACAATGGCTTACTTCGCACGGGTCCTTTATCGGGACCTGTCGGCAGGCCAGCGTGAGTTCTCTGTTCCGTTCCCTTACATCGACAAAGCACACGTCAACGTCGCCCTCAATGGCGTCCTCCTGACGTCTGATGCTTTCTCATGGACGTCCCCTAGTGTCATCGAGCTGAAGACTCCGGTGAACTCTGGGGACGCCCTCTACCTGCGCCGTAGCACCCCGCTGGACGAGCGTTTGGTGGACTTCCGGAACGTGGCCGAACTCACCGAGGCCGACCTCGACATCGACTCTCTGCAAGCATTCTATGGCGTCCAAGAAGCCTACGACGAGTCCAGCGCCCTGCTGGGTACTGACTCTGAAGGCAACATTGACGCTGGCAACATCTGGATTCGTAACGTCCCTGATCCTGTCCTCCCTGGCGACGCCGCGAACAAGCGGTACGTGGACAACACCATCGCTGAGTTCATGGAAGGGAACGCAATTGTAGGCCCGATGGGTCCCCAAGGTCCTGCCGGTCCGAAAGGCCCGCAAGGGAACCAAGGCCCTGAAGGCATCCCTGGCCCCCAAGGTCTGGTAGGCCCTGAAGGTCCACAAGGTCCCATCGGCGCGGAAGGCCCTCAAGGTCCTGTCGGTCCGACTGGTCCCCGTGGCCCTCAAGGCATTCAAGGTGTCCCTGGTATCCAAGGCCCTGAAGGTGCTCAAGGTCCTATGGGTCCTGAAGGCCCAATCGGTCCTGCTGGTCCGCAAGGTCCACAAGGTGCAACCGGTCCGGAAGGTCCCCAAGGTCCTATCGGTCCCCGTGGTGCAACCGGTGAGACTGGTCCCCAAGGTCCGGAAGGTCCTGTCGGTCCTACTGGGCAGCGTGGTCCTATCGGCCCTGAAGGTCCCGTCGGTCCGGCTGGTCCCCAAGGCCCTGAAGGCCCACAAGGCCCCGAGGGTAAAGCAGGTGAACCTGGGAACAACTTCAACCCTGATCACATTGTTGACGACGAGTCTGGCCTGACCCAATACGACGGTAGTCCTGCTGGCACATCGGTGCTGGTGCTGACCGTTGAAGGACACACACAGCCGTGTCTGTTCATCATGCGCACCACTGGTAAATGGTCCAACCCTATCGAATGGGGTAAAGGCGACCAAGGCCCTGTCGGTGAGCGAGGACCCCAAGGTGCGACTGGTCCACAAGGCGCTATCGGCCCGACTGGTCCTATGGGTCCTCAAGGCCCTGAAGGTCCCCGTGGTCCTACCGGTGCGGTGGGTCCGCAAGGTCCGACTGGTGACGTAGGCCCCCGAGGCCCGCAAGGTCCCCAGGGTGAGAAAGGCGCGACCGGTGCCAAAGGCCCTCAAGGTTCTATCGGCCCGACCGGCCCAATGGGACCACAAGGACCCCAGGGTGAACGTGGCCCTACTGGCAACCAAGGCCCCGAAGGTCCTCCTGGCCCGAAAGGTGCGACAGGGGATACCGGCGCGACTGGTCCCCGAGGTCCTGAAGGTCTGCGTGGCCCGATGGGTCCTGAAGGTCCACAAGGTCCGGACGGACGCCCTGGTCCACAAGGTCCTCAAGGTCTGGTAGGCCCTGTGGGTCCCCAAGGTGCTCCAGGTGTTCCTGGTCCTCAAGGCGCTCCAGGTGCCCAAGGACCGAAAGGACCGGCTGGCGAGCGAGGGACCCGAGGCTGGTACTTCACCGTTGCGTGGACCGTTGCTGGGCAGTGGGACAACAACTGGGTGAACAACATGGTCGGCGGTCCGAAGACCTACGACGTAGTGACCTGTTACAACCCTGGCGGTGGCTTCTCCATCACCAAAAACTACGAGAACGGCACCTGGAAGACCGTTGAGCTGATCGAGCAGAACGAGCTGAAGATCATGAACGGTATCGAGGTGTTCCGCATCGGTGTCCCGTCGAAGTCCACTGTGGCGACCGTGCCTCTCCACCGGAACGGCAACGAGTTCTACTTCGAGTTCGACGCCCGCTATACCGGTGTGTCCTTCAACGTGGCCCTCACCGGCTCAATCAGTAAAGGCTTCTCTGTGGGCGGTGGTTCATCCCCGAGCACAGCCACGCTGGGTCCTGAGACTCGCACTATCAACTGTCACTTCCGAGCGGCAAACGGCCAAGAAATCCTCCTGGCGTCCGAGCCGCGAAGCTACTACGGGAAAGCCACTGGCTTCGGCTACATCACGGTCGTGGCCTCTGCGACACACCAGTTCTCACGCAACGCAAACGTGAACGTAGGTCCAACGACCGGTGTTAAGCGCATCAAGTTCACCGGTAACGTGGACGTGGTGGGCTTCCCTGCATCCGTTGATCTCATTCTTTTCTAAGGAGACACATGCGCTATTACTCCCTTGTCAAACTTCGGGGAGCCACTGGGCAGTCCTTGTTCGCCTTCGATTTCCCCTATCTGAAGCGCGAGGATGTCCGTGTGTTTGTGGACGGGACTTCGGTCTCGTTCACCTTCACTTCCCCCAACACCATCGAGCTGACGACCCCGCTGTCAAAGGCGAGCGACGTGGTTATCCGCCGATTCACTGAGACAGGGCAACGCCTTGTTGACTACAACTCCGTCGCTGAGTTGACCGAGGAAGTCCTCGACCTGGACTCCCTTCAGGCGTTCTACATCGTGCAGGAAGCCCTGGACACCGCTGCGTCTGCCGTGGTGGCTGACATTCAGGGTAACTGGGACGCCAAGCATGGCCGCATCATCAACGTGGCCGATCCGGTGGACGACACCGACGCAATGAACAAGCGCACGTTCTTCGAGCTGAACGGTGCGTATACCTCAAAGATGGAGGAATGGCTCCGTCAAGCCCGTGAAGCTGTGAACGACGCCGTGGACGAGGCCAACCGTGCCCGTGACGAAGCGAACCGTGCGGCTGCCATTCAAGAGCTGACCCAAGCCATCCACGACGGCACCGCTGAGATCAAGGCGGAAGCTGAGAAGCTGCTTACCCTGACCGTAGAAGAGAGGATCAAAGCGGAAGCTGCTGTGGTCGCCTCCAAGGAGTGGGCCGACAAGTCTGCCTATTGGTACGACGTGTTCCGTAGCATTTACCTGGGGCTTCGCTCCGAACACCCTGGCGGTGAGGTGGTCAACGGTGCGGTCTACTTCAACACCACGGACAACCGGCTGTACTTCTACACCGGCTCGCAGTGGTACTCCCCGACCTCTGACGCTGACCGTGCGGAAGCTGCTCGTCGCTTCGTCGAATCAATGCGTAACGAAGTCAGCAACATGCGGGACCAGACACAGGTCTATTCCCAGCAGGCCCAGGACTTCGTGACTGACGCCCGTGACGCTGCAAACGCTGCTGGTATGTCTGCCGGTACTGCCCGTAACGAAGCTGCTGCCGCTGCCAACCATGCGCAAGCTGCTGAGATCTCCGCTGGTGTCGCCAACGAACGCGCCTCTGCTGCTGACGGCTCTGCCAAGCTGGCCGACGCTGCCGCTGGTCGTGCTGAAGCTGCCGCTGCGCAAGTAGGGGAGACCTTCGGTGATCGTGGTGGCTGGTACGTGGCCCACGGTATGCCGACCAAGCCTATGCGGTCCTCTCTGTGGACTGTCATGGATGGTGGCGAGCTGGACGGCGTGGAGTGGAACGTCGGTGACATGCTGGTCTACTCCATCAAGACCAACTCCTTTGGCCGGATTACCGGTGCCAGTATCACCCCGTCTGAGCCTGCTCCTATCGAGGCTGAGGAAGGACTGATCCTTGGTGACGGTAAGTTCATCCGTGCGAGGGTCGCTGCGAACATCCGGTGGATTGCCCACGCGAACAGCGAAGGGGTGAAGCTGGGTGACAACGCTGTCGAGCTGCACCTCCTGGGCAACAACATGGTGTTCGGTGCGCTGAAACATCCGGTCTTCCACAAGGGCAACCTGCCTACCTGGGACGACATCACCGGCAAGCCTGCTACCTTCCCTACGCCTGCACACACTCACAAGTGGGATGAAATCACAGGGAAGCCTGCGGCGGCTCTGCGGTGGCCTACTTGGTTCGAGGTGACTGACAAGCCGACCTACTTCCCTCCGGTGAGTCACGGACACTCTTGGAACGAGATCACCAACAAGCCGGACACTGCCTTGCGCTGGCCGACATTGGACGAGGTAGGGGCTGCTCCTGCTGGTTTCGGTCTGGGCGGCCAAGGGACAAGTTTGGCTGACAAGTCCTGCAACGACGCAATGGAAAGTGGCTTCTACTCCATCTACAGCTCCACCACTGACACACCTTACGGCAGTGGCCCCAGCGGCTCCGGCATGATGGTGGTCAAGTGGGGTGGAGGTGCAGGCTGCTTCCAGTTGTTCTTCGCCTATACCGCTGCACGGATCCATGCCCGCCGCCGGTATCAGGACCAATGGCTGGACTGGTTCGAGCTTTACAGCACATCCAAGAAGCCAACTGCGGCTGACGTAGGGGCGCTTCCGTCAACAGGCGGGGATCTCACCGGTAAGGTGCGGTTCACCAACGTGGCGGACGCTGGCGGTTTAGGCCGCTATGCGCTCGACATGAACAACCACAACATCGGCGGTCTGAATGCCATCGTGTTCAATGACCCTGCCGAGGCTGGCGGTGAAGGTATCTTCTTCCCCAAGACCGGTAAGGCCGACGGCTCGACCTCAATGGCCGACTACGACGTCCTGACGGCTCTTGACGGCAACCTGACGTTCAACGGGAAGAGGGTCTACTACGAAGACATCAAGCCTTCATGGGGAGACATCACAGGCAAGCCTGAAACCGCTACACGGTGGCCGACACCCGCTGAAGTCGGTGCTGCGGTGCGTATCCCGCTGAACCTGTCGTCAAGCACTTCAGGGCGCCGTAGCTGTCGCCTGCTGACCATCGGTCTGACAGACAACTCTGCGTCGTTCATGATCACGGCTCAAGGCGATTTCGGGCAGCGTGAGCGGGGGTGGTACTTCGTATCAATCGCCACGCGCGGGAAGGTGATCACCATCAACACCTACCTGCTGAACGGCTTCCAGGCAGACCCTTTGCGGCTGTTTTGGAAGAACACTGGCTCTGCGTTTGAAGTGTGGGGTGAGTTCTCCGACTACAACAACAACAACTACCTGTTCCCGCTTGGCGAGCAGGGCGCAACGTATCACGTTGACAACATGGGCACTGCGCGTGACTGGACAGGCTTCACTGAGACTGCGGTGAACCGCATCTACACCACCAACGACAAGCCGTCCGCTGCTGACGTAGGGGCGCGTCCGTCTAACTGGGTGCCGTCATGGGGTGACGTGACAGGAAAGCCAGCAACGTTCCCTGCGGCTTCGCACGGGCACTCTTGGTCTGAGCTGACAGGTGTCCCTGTGTACGCCCAGCGGTGGCCTACTGTCACTGAGGTAGGGGCGTTCCCGTCAACAGGCGGAAAGGTCACTGGCGACGTCGAGATTGCGTCCAGCCAAGCGGCTCCGCTGCATCTGAATCGTGGGAGTCAGGTAGGGATCAAGTTCACCTACGGGAGTGCTTCTGCATACCTTGGGGTGGACGTAGGAGGTTTCCTCCGCTTTGGTCCGAACCTCGATCACTCAACGAACGGCTACGTCTACACGACAGACAAGAAGCCTACCCCTAGTGAGATCGGGGCCGCTGCTGCCAACCACGGCCACGCCCGCCAGTTCGGCTCCGAGCAATCCCTGACCACTGAAGACCTGGACACCATCAAGACTCCTGGCGTCTACGCCCAACACGCCAACGCGAACACATCCGCTGCCCGTCACTACCCAGAGAATCTTGCCGGTTCCCTGATCGTGACTGTGGGTGCAGGCTTCCAGCAGCGTTACCACGTCTACAACACCAGCCGTGTCTGGACGCGAGCCCAGTACGACAAGGGAGCGTGGACGCCGTGGGCACGTGAGTACAACACCCTGAACAAACCGACTGCTGCTGACGTTGGGGCTCTCCCTGTGCAAGGCGCTGGCGGTGTCCTTGAGGTGGGTAAGTACATCGACTTCCACGACGCTGGGACCAACGTGGACTACAGCCTGCGCCTCATGCAAGAAGGCACGTCGCTGCGGGTTCAAGGCGCTAACGGCTATGTGGACGTCGGGGCGAAGAACACCGGCTACGCCCATTACTACACTGACCGCCCCCAGCACTATTTCGACAAGAACGTGAACGTGAACGACCTTTATGTCCGTTCCGACGTTCGTCTGAAGTCGAACCTAGAGCCGCTGTCCGACGCTCTTGCGAAGGTGTGCTCTTTGAAGGGCTGGACCTACGACAAGAAGCTCGCCCTGGACAGCGAGGCAGTGTATCGGCGCGAGACTGGTCTAATCGCCCAGGACGTCCAGAAGGTGCTCCCATCTGCTGTTCATGCGGTAGAGGGGGATCTCCTAACGCTGTCTAGTTCCGCACTGGTTGCCCTCCTGGTGGAAGCTGTGAAGGAACTCTCCGAGAAGGTGAAGGAGCTGGAACATGGCCGTACCTAATCTTCCCTTCCTTCTGTCCCAGGCAAACACCGAGTTCCAGGCCAATGGATGGGCCTCGAACATCCTGGGGAAGGCGAATCTGCCTGTCCCTGGGTGGTGCAGCCAGTTGGCAGGTAAGAGCAGTGCAACACACCAGTACACCATCGCCCGCTCCGGAAGGGGTCACTGGCTTGGGTACTGCGACGGTGACGGTGCGGCGTGGACTGATGAAGTGTTCGGGAACCTCACCCCGCGTAGTTGGGGTCCGTTCTACGTCACTTCGCTGGGCTGCCGCTATGACACCTACAACACCTCGTTCATGACGCTGGCCTATCCGGTGTCTGACGAGATCTTCGAGGTCAAATTCAGTGACGGCCAAACCTTCGTGTTTGAGTTCCTTCAGTCGAATGAAGCCTCATGCAACAACGAAGCTGCGTGGGCGGCCAAGATCCGCTCCCTGCACGGGCAGACCGTGGGCCTGAACATGCGGCGATTGTAATCAACAGGTAAGGAGGTGAGGGCGAAAGGCAAGGCTTTGACGCTCTGCTAGAGGAAACACACAGATGAAATCAACAACGGCCAGTGGGGGGCCTAATCCCTTCGACCGACTGTGGGAGCTTCTGGCTCCCGCTGTCATTTCTATCGTCTGCTCCGTCGTATCGACGTCCTATTTCACCGGTAAGTACGTCCAGCAAATCCTCAACAACACGGACCGCATCATCGTGCTGGAACGCCGTGGCGAGGAACTACAGACCGTCCTCTATTCGGTGAAGGAGGACTCTGCAATCAACCGCAATAACTTCCAATGGATCAAGGAGACTCTTGAAAATGAACGCGCTAATCAAAGCAATTCCTTCCGGCCTGAAGGTGGCAATCGTCGTGACCCTCATTAAGGCCATCGTGAAGCTCACCCCGACCGAGAAGGACGACCTCTTCATTGAGGAAGTCGAGAAGGGCCTGAAGAAGGCTGGCATCGAGCTGTAAGGGGTGCGCATGGCTGAACGTAAACGAGACTACAAGAAGGAGTATCGGGAATACCACGGGAAGCCTGAGCAAATCAAACGTCGTGCGGGTCGCGTGAAGGCCCGCCGCCGCCTTGAGAAGCTAGGCATCGTGAAGAAGGGGGACGGCAAGGACGTAGACCACAAGGACCGGAACCCCCTGAACAACTCACGGGCAAACCTGCGGGTCCAGTCCCAGAAGAAGAATCGGGGGTGGCGTCGTGACGAGTAAGTCCCAAGCCCTGCACGACAAACTGGTAGCCCTTCACGAAGAGTTGATCGACGTGACTACCCAATGCTTGCAGGACCCTGCCGTGCGTAAACCGGCACACCTCCAGGTCGCCCTGAACCTGCTCAAGCACAACAACATCATGCTGGCCCAAGGAGCCGACACTTCCGGCTTCGACAAGCTGGTGAACTCTCTACCTGACTTCTCGGAGATCCAGACGTATCAATGAAAGCGAATGTCCTGAAGGAAGACTTCAGGGCGTTCCTGTACCTCATTTGGAAGCACCTTAACCTTCCTGAGCCCACGCCTGTCCAGTACGACATTGCCCATTTCCTCCAACACGGTCCAAAGCGAACAATCATTGAGGCTTTCCGTGGGGTGGGCAAATCCTTTGTTACCGCTGCACTGTGCTTGTGGTTTCTCTACAGGGACCCTGACGTCAAAATTATGGTCGTGTCTGCATCCAAAGAACGAGCAGACGCATTCTCCCAATTCGTTAAACGACTCATTTCTGAAGTGCCGTTCCTGGCACACCTGAAGGCCACTAAGAACCAACGAGACACCCTCATTGCGTTCGACGTGGGGCCTGCCAAGACTGACCAATCTCCCTCAATGAAATCCGTTGGTATCACCGGCCAGTTGACCGGTAGCCGTGCCGACATCATCGTCGCGGACGACATTGAGGTCATGGGTAACTCTGCAACCCAGGCTGCCCGTGACAAGCTGCTGGAGCTGGTGAAGGAGTTCGATGCGGTGCTCAAGCCGCTGGACACTTCCCGCATCATCTACCTGGGCACTCCCCAGACCGAAATGTCCATCTACAACCAACTCCCTGACCGTGGCTATGTGCCCCGTGTATGGCCCGCTGAGATCCCCGAGGACTGCGGCAAGTACAAGGGCTATCTGGCCCCGATGATCATGGACATGGCCCGTAGGCTGCCCCCTGGCACACCTACAGACCCCCGTCGCTTCGAGTTGGAGGACCTGCTGGAGCGTAAGCTGTCGTATGGTAAGGCTGGCTATGCCCTCCAGTTCATGCTGGACACTAGCCTGTCTGACGCCGACAAGTACCCGCTCAAGCTGTCTGACTTCATCGTTCACTCCGTCAACCTGGAACGTGCCCCTGCCTGGTACACCCACTGTCAGGACCGTGAGAAGCGCCTGGAGCTGCCCGCTGTGGGTCTCTCCGGTGACTACTTCTACGCCCCGATGGCGTTCTCCCCAGAAGTCCTTCCGTATACCGGCAAGGTCATGGCGGTAGACCCGTCAGGTCGTGGTAAGGACGAGACGACCTTCGCTGTGGGTTACATGCTCAACGGCAACATCTTCGTCCCCGAGATCGGTGGCTTCCGTGACGGTTACTCCGACACTGTGCTGGAGGGCCTAGCGAACGTCGCCAAGAAGCACGGGGTCAACGAGATTGTCGTGGAGTCAAACTTCGGTGACGGTATGTTCGTGAAGCTGTTGGAACCCTACCTGACCAAGACATACCCCTGCACGGTCACAGAGTTCCGAGCGACCGGCCAGAAGGAGCGTCGCATCATCGACACCCTTGAGCCTGTCCTCCAGCAACACCGACTGATCCTCGACCCGAGCGTGGTCAACTACGACTACGAGTCCACAACCCAGGACCTCTCCTACTCCCTGTTCCATCAACTGTCCCGCATCACCTATGAGCGTGGAGCCCTGAAGCATGACGACCGCCTGGACGCCCTTGCGATCATGGTTCACTACTGGGTGGAGCACATGGCGGTGGACGCCGAGAGGACCGAGCGTGACCGGCTGGCGAAGGCGATGGAGAAGGAGCTGAACGAGTGGTTCTCTGGGATGGGCTATGCGGACCCTGCACGACCCCAGTCCTGGTTGAATTGGTAACGGACTTTTCCCTGACCATAGAAGGGGGGACTAAACGATCCAACTAAAAGACTTCTATAAGACAGTCATAGTGTCGCCTAGTCTCTCCTTCCTGATGGTCATGGTTGCTTCCTCTGGGGATCTCTAAGTTAACGCTTGGAGGTCCCCTTTTTTTAACTATTGGAGATTGATACCAGCAAAGACAATCACCTCTATTGACTCACCTCTCATGCTTCGAGGCTCGTCAATAGCAACCCCCTAGATTTCATGTGGATGTTACCTTATGATTTCTCTGCCGTTTCACTGAGAAGTCATAGGACACCATCTACTATGTGTATTGCCTACATACAGGAGCTTGGGGTCAATGGACGACCGGTAGATCCTTCAACGAGGATCAAGACAAGGACCTACAAGAGGGTAGACAACCTTCTGCTCCATGCCTTTAAGAAACTCCCTGACGGTACTTATGGGATCTCCCTGTACCATGATGATCACGCCAGTCCCTACCAGCCTCCTGCCGCTGTGAAGAGAGTCAGAGTCTACGAAGGGAAGGTCGCTGTGTGTAACGGTGTGCCTGTGAGATTCAACTAGAAGGAGGATTGAAGTAATGATCAAAGTAGTAGCTGCCCTTGGGTTACTGATGGCCTCTGCTGCTCAAGCTGTCGAAGTCTACAACGCTGACCCAGTGTATGACCGTGGGGACAAGCAGGACTTCGTAACGTATGCCTACAAGAAGCCATTCCCTGAGTCTGTGTCACTCGCCAAGTTCGCCATAGCCCTCGTCGTTAAGGAGTCCCAGGAGTATTGCCGTGGGAAGCCTGTAGGACGCCTGGATCACCCCCTGACCATCATGGTGACAGATACCGCTGACCATGTGATCCACAAGGTAGATCGCTGCTGGTGAGACCCTGGGGGACGCTGTGAGGACCCTTGGCAAATTTGGGAAAAACTGTGAGTCCACTCTTCAGGATGCAACAGCCTCCGGCTTCCCCCCGTACCCCCTCAATCTTCCCGCCAGAAATCAGGTGGTCCCCCCTCGTTTGTCACTGTGACTGGCACAAGTTGCTGTAACTGTTTGATTCTTAACGACTCCAAAGGGATTGAACATCCGTTATCCTCTCGATTCTCTGGGTTTGACCCTGTGAACTAGGGGAGGGGAGACCCTGTGTCCTACATGTGGCACGTCTTTGGTGTGCTTCAGTTTGTCTGTGTGCCCCTGTTTGTTTTCTCCTTGTCCTTCCCTGCGTCCTTCCCTGCGTCCTTCTCTGTGCTCTCCCTGTTTGCTTTCCTTCTCTGTGTCCTTCTCTGTGTATTCGCTGTGCCTCCCCTGTTTGTTTTCCCTGTCCTCTTGGTTGCCTGTATGATGCCTCAATCCCATTTGTGAGACAATCCCAAAAAGTAGTTGACTGTCAGTCTCACATGTGGGACTATGCACTCAACGAAACGGCACACACCGAATCGGGATGCTCTTTAACAATCTGGCTCACACACGGTACAACTCACCGATTCACTCGCACCGAGTTACCTATGATGGTTGCTGGACAGGGTAGCTGGCTTACAGTCCTGTCGTTCAAATGACCTATGGAACTCACAAACGAGACCGAATCATAAACGAGTTGACAACCACAAGTGAGCCGATTAAGATGGGCACCATGAAACGGCGACATGCCAACGCTCTTTAACAATCTGGGAAATGACTAGCGATTAGCTTAATCAGATGGTCTCACTTGTTAGTCTGGTGGGGCCATCGACTGAAGTTAATCACCTATCAACTCGAACGGGAGGACACACTATGAGAACCGTAACTGAGCTGCGTACTGCCATCGAAGCTGCCGCTAACCACACCACTGACGAATCAATCTGCATCCGTTGGTGTGCCCTTGGTGGGTGGTGGGTCTGGATCAACGCTGAAGACGTGGCAGACGCTGGGAGCCTGAGCGAATGGCTGGAGCAATACGCTGGGCTGGAAGAGGACGAGCTGGAGTTTATCAACAACCAAGACTGGGAAGTGGTAGACGACGACGGCGGGCTGGTCGGGGAGTTCTGCGGATACTCCAACGGCTGGGGCTACTTCCAATGCGACGACTACATCGCGGCAAGGGAAGCACTGGAAGACAGCGGAATGGATCTGGAAGCGTTCAAGGCGGGGCTGGAGCTGGGTATCCCTGCTGACAAGGTAGGGGACGCCTATCGCGGGGACTACGACAGCGACGAGGACTTCGCACAGCAACTCTGGGAAGACTGCGGATACCTAAGCGAAATGCCGGAGTTCGCCCAAAACTACATCGACTGGGACGCCGTAGCGCGTGACCTGATGATCAACGACTTCCAAGAAGAGGACGGCCACTACTTCGACCGCAACTGGTAAGGGATTGGCTCGGCTAGATGGTCTCACAAGTGGGGCCATCTGTCAGATTCAATCAAACCAACAAGGAGACACCAAGATGATCAAGACAACCAGAATCCACGCTGACGTGCTGGCCTCCATGCAAGACGCAATCGCCAGCAAGTACGACCTCAACGCTGTCCTGATGGGGATCATTCCGGAACACCTGAACCTGTCCACTCGCCGGATGGACTTGTGGGCGACCGAGTGGGCCGAAGAGATCCGCGAGGTGTACCCAAGCGCACCGGACGACGACCGCGAGGTGTTCTTGTGGGCTGCCAAGGAGTTCCGCACAGCAGTCCATGCGGTGACTGAGTGGGGCCGCACCCTACACGTAACCGACATGATCCAAGCGGGCACCGGATGGAACAACCTCTACATCTTCACCCAGCCAGTGAGCAACTTCGCCATCCGAGTGCTGGCCGTGTGGGCTGACGACGAGTGTGACGCCGTGGAAGCCCTAGAGGACTGGGCGAAGGAGCAAGGGGAGGCGGACGGCTGCTTCTCCGACGAAATCGAGCTGGACATCGAAATGTGGCTGACCTCTCCGGCCTACTGCGTGGAGGCGGCCTAATGCCTGCCATCGTGTTCAACCTAGCGGGGGCCGCGCTGGCCCTCCTGTTCATCGCCCTAGTGTAACCGCCTATCAACAACTGGAGATAACGACATGCACATCACAAACAACGCACTCGCCAACGCCGCCGCAATCGCTTCTGCCATCAACATCAACGACGCCCTGTTAACCGCATGGGGCGAGGGATGCGTCGAGCTGTACGAGCAGATTGGAGAGTGGGCCACCATCGTGACCGAGGAAGAGAACCTGTTAAGCGTGGCGCTGGATACCCTCGACGAGGGGTGGCCTGGGGTGTTCGCCTACGAAGTGACAGAAGAGGTCGCCGTGAAGATCCGCGAGGTGCTGCTGGCTGGCGACATGCCTACGTCTAAGCAGGTCAGGGAGTGGGTACGCGAGCTGATCATCGAGTTCTGCTCCTACGACTGGGCGCAAGAGGTTCGGGATACCTACCTTGCCACCTCCAAAGTGGCGGGCGAGTGAGTCAACTAGGTGGCCTCGACGGCGGGGCCATCTGTTAGAAGCACTCAACATCAACAAGGAGAAACAACCATGCAAGCAAACGCCCACATCGAAGTGTCCGCCTACGAAATCACCGAGAACGGTATCCGGATCATCAAGGCTGAGTTTATCCACCGCGAGACACGTCTGATCGTGCGCCCTGCGTGAGTCAACTAGGTGGCCTCTGCGGGGGCCATCTGGAGGAAGCACCTATCAACAGCGCGAAACAGGAGGACAGAATGGGACTTGTGATCCCCAAGAAAATCCCCAAGCCGGTCGCTGAGGCGGCCCTTCAGGTATTCAGCAAGTGGCGTCGAGGGGAGGTGAAACCACGACGCGCAAACTACGACCGGAACGTCCTGACACTGGAGGTCGGCAGGTCTTACCGCCTGCTGTGCCGCAAGGGAACACGGTGGGAATTAATGAGCCACGAACGGTACAACAAGGTCCTCAAATAGCGATCAGAATTTGATCAAGATCAAGGAATCAGTAACGCGACTGGCTAACATTTTAGAGGTATTCAGCGATGACAAATAAGCACTTATTGGCTCTCGCAAGGCATTACGCACGGACTGCACTTGACCTACACAGGGGAGGGGAGAAGTTAACGGCGGGGCTTCTCTTTGAAGTGTCGAAACTACTTGTGGCACGGACTCACTTGTCCGGTGCTTGACGAATCGGGTTCCGCCCATTTATCATGCGAACAACAAGGAAACAAAATGGCTCTAATCGACGCGACCCAGTTAGTGGAATCTCTCGTTCTACCTGCGGTGGAGGTGAGAGACATCCTCAACCACGAAGCACTACCGAACGTGACCGCGTGGGTACTGGAAGAAGTTGGGTCCAAGGAAGAAGCCAGCGAAATCATAAGGTCGGGAATCGAAGTCGTTATCCTGGCCTTCGGAATGAAGTTCATAGGTCTAAGGAGACAACCAAATGGCAGCAACTACCGAACTACTCAAAATCTCTCGGATTATGTCGCTCCTGCGTGACGTACACGTAGACTTCCCCGCGACGGCGATCCACTGCCTGCTGACCGTTATGGCTGAGGAAGGGATCACCCAAATGGAGGTGGCACAGCGCATCAACATGCCCAAGAGCACTTGCAGCCGGAACATGCGCTTGCTGTCTCCACGTCTAGGCCCTGACAAGGAAGGGATGGGCCTTATAGAGCTTCGCGTAGACCCGATGGACTACCGCCACAAGGGAGCTTACCTGACACCCAAGGGCGTGGAGCTGCGCGAGAAAATCAAGGAGCTTATGCAATGA